CTTTACAACTGCGTAAGCTGTTTCATCACTACCTCTACCAGAAGGGTCAATAGCGAGTACTGAGCCAGTATACTTAGCTCTACCTATTGTATCCTCTGGTGCATAGAACTTATCACCACTAAGACCTACGTTAGGAATGTCAGACACAGGCTTCATAATGCCATACACTACCTTCTCAGGTGCTGTATCCTTGTCACACGACATTACCAGTAAGTCGGATAGCTTAAGTGGGTACTTGTTCGCATCAGAAAGTGAAGTATCCAACATAAACTGCAAAGCAAAACCACTTCTACCATAACTTAGCTCTCTTTCTAGTAGGTCTTCGTCATCAAAGCGTTTAGCGTCCGTAGGAAGCCCGTACAGTGCTGTTCCTTCGTTCTGTAGTGCCTCATATAGTAAAGGAGCAAGACGGCCACCATACGCCTTCTCAGAGCGTTCTATGGTAGGGTATCTAGCTGGCCATACTCTCATGTCATAACCACGAGATAGTAGCACGTTGTACAAACTCATCTCGTTTTGAGGTGTACCCAAGTAGATAATCTTACCATCAGGCTTGAGAACAGCGTCAAACTCTTTGACAGTTTCTGCAAGCTTCTCTCGCATCATGTGTGTCATGGAGTTATTAGGTACTTCTACGTCATCTGCAATGATAATGTCAGCACGAGAACCTGTAAGCTGTCCAGTAACACCCACACTCTTTACAGAGGGGCTACCAGATGCTTTAGCTGGTGCAACATCAAATGCTATCTTAGACCATCGTTGCCCATCTTTAGCAATCAGGTGTTGACATATAGGTAGTTCTGTGATAATACGCTGCGTAAAGGTAGAGAAGTCATCAGCACGTGCTTTAGATGCTGAGACAACCATAAACTTTAACTGTGGGTCTAGCAATAGCTGATGTACCACGTATGCAGCAGTAATGTAGGACTTACCTACACCCCGAAACGCCTCAATAATACTACGCTTTGGGCTTGTCTGTAGGTAATGTGCAATATCGTACTGCACAGGTGTAGGCTCTGGTAGACCTAAGTGTTGCCATACTAAGTATGTAAAGTTTCTAAAGTCGTGTAACGGCTCTGGAATGTTAGTCATCATATACTACTTCAATATCATGTGAATGAGCGTCATTAACCTTTGCCCATACTGCGTTGATAGGTGCAACACTAAACTGAAAGGTAGCTGCTAAATCTCCTACAGTAGTACTACCGTCTAAATTAAGACCAGTAGTAGGGGCTGTAGTATTATCACTAAATCCTATAGTAATAGAATGGTTGTCGTGGTCATTTTGAATACATAAGTACATACGGCTAGGGTTATCGTCTAATATCTTTACCCAAGATTGGTCAGCAGGTAGCGTGACACTCTTAGCTGTTAGACTAGCGTTATGTCCTCTCATTGTACACTCTCCGCTACCTCAAAGGGTAGGTCTTTTAACAGGTTGTCCATAGGACTTTCTGCCATGATAGCATCAAGACTAGCCCCATTGTCCTTGAGAAACTTGACAGCTACTGACAACTCTGACGCTGTGGCCTCGCCACTACGTACTCGTAGTAGCAAGTCCTGTGTTACAGCATCGTGCAAATTGTCTATCAGTTCTTTTTTACTCATTGCCACTCTCCTGTACGTATCTGCTCAGTGACTTCTACTGCACGTTGGCCTACTTGTTTAGCCCACCTGCTCTGTAGAAACTCGTCTGCCGCCATATCGTACTTTCCGTCCTTTAGCAGAGCCATTGCGTTTACGAACTTTGCTACTGTCCCTATCCCTACGTTGAAGGTGAAGTTGATAAGGGCTGCGAAACGTACCTCGTCTAGGTCTTTCGTCCACGCAAACCTGCGTGTCAGTTGTGTCACTGCCTCTTGTATGTCGTGTTCTAGAAGCATTTCTGCTTCTTTCTCTGTTATACCAACATCGTCTAAGTTTCTTCCAACACCGATAGTACATTTGCCCTGCGTACAGAAATAAGGTTTAAGTTTGACACCCTCGTGCCGCTTCAACTGTTCTATTAACTTTGTCATGCTTTCTTCTTGTATTTATCTGTGTTTTTCTTAGGAAACCCAGCCTTCATGTTTGCATACGACTTGGCAGAGATTGTTGACTTACTCTTAGGGCGGCTAGTGCCAGCCTTCTTACGCTTGTTAATATTTTCATATAGGCTCATTTTGAATTTATCCTATGTACTATGTTGATTGCTGTATTTATCCACACACCTGTCAATACTAGCAGGTGTATAATTAGTTCAATGTGTATTATTTCCACTTACTTCTTTCCGAACATCTTAGTTGCACCCTTGATACCAAAGCTTGCTGATACAATAACGCCCAGCGTATACTTGTACCAATCAGGTGTCATAGCTAAAGCTTCAAAGCCACGTTCTACATAGTCTACTGTGAAGGGCAAGAAGCATAACAATAGTGGGATACTGAACAAAATTGTAAGGTACTCGTCTTTCCAGCTTCCACTAGAATTTTTCTGAGCAGCTACATCCCAATCAATCTCACCAGCTATCTGCTTTTCCATGATAGTTGTTTCGGCTTCAATCTGTACAAGCTTTTGTTTTGCTTTGGCTTTCTTGGTTTCCATGTAACCGCCTACAGCTTCGCCAGCTATACCCATTACACCTTGTATTAGCATACCTATCATTTTATAAACTCCAATATCTCACCATCTTGCATCTTAACTTTTAACTCTTTGCACGACCACTTTTGGTCAAAGTTATTAGTATGACCTACATTTCGTTTTATCTTTCGCCTAACTGAGAGACACTCAGACAAAGACTGATAAGGCGTATACTCTACCTTCTCTCCACCCATGACTAGCAATAAAACAAAAGTAAGTTCAATCATGGCTACCATTCCTCAATTTTTCTAGGTTTTCTTCTAAGTTGGTTATACGTTTCTCGTAGAACTCAAGGGTCAGCTTTTGCTGTTGGTCATAAGGTGCTTTACCACCCTCAATCTCGTTTTGTAGCTTTTCTAACTCAGTAGCTAAATGCTCTATCAGCATAAACTGTTCGCTGTCTGCTGGCAAGCTACCCATCTCACCACGAGGCCATTTGATGCGAAACTCTGTGTTCTGTTCAAGGTCAGAGTTCATCATAGTGATGTTAGTCTCGATGGTGTTTAATCTTTCGATAATTGAAAAATAGGCAAATGTTGCTAAACTTGCTGCAACAACCATGCTAATAATGTTGCGTAAAGGTAAGGCTACCTCTGTGTTTTCGCTCACTCTTGGCATTACGTCATTGTTCCCATCTTCTCACACTTAGCACCTACTATTTCATACTCAGGTATGACAAACTTTACACTGCCTATCATTTCTTTTATACGTGCCTCACACTGTACCTTAGTAGGTTTAAGACCCCAAGTGTCATCTAATTGTAAACATTCCTCAGGTGACTGTATCATACAGGCAAATACAATAGCTTTAAACATATCTTATCCTCTCGTTGCTAGATAGTAGACGAAAGCAAAGTAAACTACTAACGCTCCCCCAAGTATAGTAAGGGCTGCTATGGTTAGTATCTCTATTAACTGCTTACGTTTCCTAAGTTTCTCTTCTTGTTCTAACTGTCTACGTTTTCTTGCTTCAGCTTGAAACTTAATCCAATCTTGCCAAAGGCCAGCACGTCCGTAAAGTTGCATAGCTTCACGTAACTGGTCTTCTTGTTTACGTACTTTCTCAAGTGCCATAAATTCTTCTAAGTCTTCACCAGCACTACCGCCTACTTTAGTCCAGAACGAGTTTTTCTTTTTATGCGCTTTCTTCTGAAGAGTATCCTTCGCTGTAACAAAGTCTGATATGGCTTTCCCACAGTCTGCTAGTTCACGTCCGTTGGCTAGAGTTTGTTTTATTACAGCAAAGGCGGCATTACAGGCTGCTAATTCAGCCAGCATATACTCTCCTAGTTAGTTCGTCTGATGTTTTGCATAGGTTGTTGGTTAGGTGATGTAGCCCCAGAGGTACTACCACGTGTAACTTTCTTCTTCTTAATTCCTAACATACTTAGGATACCGCCCTTAACCTTTGCATAAGTTTCACCAAACCCAGCAGGTTTAGTTCTTACTTTATAGTTTGACATTACTTGTCCTTCCACATCTTATATATCTTAAATCCTAAGTAGCAGATGGACATAACCCCTACTACCAAAGCTACCCATTGGTTTAGAGCAGGTAGCCACAGAGGTGCAGTCATACCACCACCAGCAAGTATTATATCGTTCTGGTTCACCCTGCAATCTCCATGACTATTATTGAAGAACAGGCAGTGACTCTGGAACTATTGCTGGTTGAGCTATCATCTGCTCTGTTTACAGACCAGCCTGAACCACCAGTAGCGCTACGTTGTGCGCCTTGTATCTTTATAGTGGTAGCACTGGTTGTCCCAGCGTTAATTATTCCACTAAAACTTCCTGTAGAAACTTCATCATCGTTTGTTACCCAACCTACTGTGCCGAATGTACCAGATGGTCTGCTATCTCCTGTCGTGCCTAAAAGGTTTGTAGTGTTTCCGTCTTGAAGAACTCTGAACATAACACCCCAATCGTGATGACCAACAGAAACTGAAGCTGTTATAAGCAATTTGCTTGAAGATGATTTAGGGGTTAAAGTAACCGACATTCCTGCAATATCTTGCCAACCCTGACTAGCAGAATTTGTATAACCGTTCTGCGTATTGTCTACATTACTGACCACCTGCAACACAGTGCCACTGGGCAACCCTGCGCTAGTAACAGCAGACAAAGACTGATTGTTTAGTTTTGTTAAAGCCATGTCAGTCTCCCTATTGCC